CATAGGTTCTTCTTCTTCGGTGAGGGTGTGGGGAGGAAAAGCTCAAAACTCCCTGCAGTTTGAAAAAGCTAGGCCAACCACCGCTGATATAAGCACTCAATGGACCGTTTCTCTTGGAGACGCTGGCAATGTGAGGTATACTTGGACAGGCGGGGCCAATCCATCGCTCGGGAAGATAAAAAAGGGTGACTATGTCAACATATTCTCAAGCTCTTTCTCAGCCGGGAACAATGGAACATTTGTTATACAGGCATCCAGAGGCGGATCGGTTAACGATGCCTATTTTGAAATAGAAAACCCTAATGCTGTTTTTGAAACCGTGGTGCAAGGAATACCGGATGGCGTATTGTTTTACAATCCGGTAAAAGTTACGCTTAGTAGCAAAAGCAAGTATGCCGCAATTTATCAAACGGAAGCGAAAACTTTAGAACTTTTTATTCCGGCGACCACAAAAGTTATTAGAAGGGATAGGGCGGGCGCGGCCTTCATACATGACCAAACAGACCCGCTAGATGATCCAGCCGATCTTGGTCCGAATATTTTTGATCTGTCTCAGCCTTTCACAATATCAACAATTCAGACACTGACAAGCTCTGTTATAGATCCTTCAACAGACAAAATTTTATCAATGGTTGATACGTCTGATTTTCCAGATGAGCAGGGCTATGTTGTGTTGGGATATGGAACCCAAAGACAAGAAAAAATTCCTTACTTAGCTAGACCTAGCAACACTTCTCTTTTGCTTAGCCCTTCCTATAGGGTAAAAAATACCCACCCTATCGGAACAGATGTTTCTTATGTTTCGGTAAATGCGCCCGTATCACTTCCTAGCGACGGGACTGACTACGGATTTGTATTGACAGATGTCATTTCCGGAAGACAGTATGCGGAAGACCTTGTAAAAAGTGTTTCTGCTACCGGTATTAATTTAATAATAACCATTTTATACCCAAGCTCAGAAGGTTTGGGTAAATGGAACACTGAATACGACGACAAAGTCTATATTTGGGGGCCTTAATATGCCAAAAGCAGTTACATTGTCTGGCGCTCTTTGCAGAATTTATATAAATGGAAAGGTATATAAAGAAGCTCAATCTGTAAGTTATGCTGTAGATCACGGAGTGAGCGAAATATTTGGAATCGACTCGTCCTTCCCGCAAGAGCTATCGGATGGAAGAAAAACCATTTCTGGCACTGTAAATGGCATAAAAATAAGATATTCAGGAGATCTTCAGGCCTATAATGCCGTATCCCTAACAAAAGATATTTTGGGAAATCCTTACATATCTATAAGAATAGAAGACAGGTCGACCGGCGAAACGCTTTTGTTTGTGCCAAACGCTAGGATTGTTAGCGAGCAAATGGGGATTGCGACCAGAAGAACGGTAACATATTCCTTTAATTTCAAAGGTTTGGTAGGTTTTAGACCTTTAGATTTGGCTTAAGACTTTTTTCCAACGCCACGATATCCGCAGCCATTGCATTTATCGAAAGACCAGTTTTCTTCGCCTTTACTGTATTCAATTTTTATTAAATCAGAAACTTTGCATTCGGGGCAATTGCCTGTTTTTACAGGCTTTTCTTTCTTTTTTTGAGTTTTGTCTTCAGCGCATTTTTGACACGACCCCTTGTCCATGCGCTTAATAATAGTATTAAGTCTATCTATCTCTTGCCTTAACTCTTTGATTTCATAAAACATTTTCTGATGTTTGTCATACTCTTTGTCGAGTTTTTTTGCTCTGTTTGATTTTCCTCTGTGAAACCTGCTCATATTAACCTCGAGGTGTTTTAATTAAAGATTCGAGCTTTTTATATGATATTTTATTTTTAAACAGATGTCAAATCAGTTTTTTGAAATCCACAATCTTATAAGGGTAACAATTAGTTACTCGAGGTTTTAATGAGTGTTCGTAGGCAACAAAATTGGCTTAGCCAACAAAGAGCGGATTTAAATCACCTTCGTTCAGTCGAATCGGCGGTAGCGAACGACTTTGACGAATTGCTAGGCGGTTTTGTTACCGGCGCAGGCAACCCGTATGTCTTGTCAGGATTTGAACTGGCAATCACAGGGGCTATAGGGGCGTCAGCTTCGGGTCTCCAACTCCTTGTGGCGAACGGAGCCATCTTTCATGGCGCCTCTGCCGAAGCGGGGACCTTCTTTCTGGTTCCGGCAGGCTCTCCAGCCGAAATATTAAACCCCACTATCAATTCTAAAGTAAATGGATCATTTACTGCCAGTAGCGTAAACTATATTGGGATTGAGTACAATAGATTTGCGGACGACACAACTTCTGATACTATTTATTTTTTCGACCCGACCACAAAACAGTACACGACAAAAAGCGCTCCGCTAGCAAGAATACTAACATACAAAATCGTCATAACGAATACTGTTTGGGCGTCAAACATTTTGCCAATAGCAAAGGTTACGACTGATTCCTCAAACAATGTGGTGGACATAACAGACCAGCGCCCACTTCTTTATAGATTAGGTACTGCCGGAACATCAACGCCAAACCCTTCTTACGTATATCCTTGGACAAATCACTCTGAGGGCAGAGTAGAAAACCCATCAAGTTCAAATTCCAACACCATCAACCCGTTTCACGGGGGTGACAAACAAATTAGATCCCTTAAGGAATGGATGGATGCAATCATGTCCTCCCTTCTCGAGATTAAGGGAACAACATTTTGGTACTCGCCCAACGTCGGCGGATCCATCGTCAACCTTCGCTTAGATCTTGGCAACACCATTTTTACTGGCAAGGGAAATATATCCCATAGCCCCTCTACAGCCGGAAGAATGAATTGGAGCCAAGACATCAATATTAGAGTGATTGGTAGCAGGCTCACTTACAAAATTTTAGCAAATCCAGCTAGCTCCGACATCTCTCTTGCTGACAATGAAGCCGCTTACATAAATCTCGTAAGGGGCGTTTCTATTGCGCCGAATCTCATTTTTACAAATGGTTCACCAACTATAACTTCTGTGGGGTCCGTAAGCTGGACAACCGGACTTGTTGCGGGCGATTGGGTTAAATCCGCGATACTGGACGACACCAAATATTATCAAATTCAAAGCGTCGATTCTCTTAGCCAAGTAACTCTCACTGAAAATTATGGCGAGTCTTCGACAGCGGCTACCGGAACAAAAGCCAAATATGCTTGGGGCGTATATCAAACAGCTGCCTCACCCTCTAGCAACAGGCACATACAGGTTGCAGAAAGACAAGATGTTCCGTTTGCTGAAGACACTTTTTGGTTAATGCTCAGGTCTGACAATACTGGTACAACACCCCGCGTATATGTTCGATTCGTAGATGAAGAAATTGAACAAGGTGAAAGCGTACAAATTTCAGATACCATTTCAGAACAAATATTGCAATATATCGGATCTGACGGAGAGGCGGATGCAACCCCAGTTTATTCCGATAAGCTTGGTACACAAACGGCTGAAGAAACCGACATCACATGTCCTGCAGCTGCATCAATAACATCTGGACAATATTTTTTACTTAATTCGGCAAACGATGCTACCGAATATTATGTTTGGTTTAACAAAAATGGTGCGGGTGGCAATCCACTCATTCTAGGAAAAACCCCAATAGAAGTAGCTATTATTACTGGCGATACAGACGCTCAAGTTGCAACTAAATTGGCCTCTGCTGTAAATGCAAAATCAGATTTTATAGCTTCTTCTTCACTAAATGTGGCGACAGTTCTTAATGTTGATATTGGGCCATGCACAGATGCTACCAATGTCAATGTTTCTGGACTCAGTGTATCCGTTACGCAACAAGGCTTAGGCGCAATCAATAGCTATATTGTTGATACCGATAATCTAACTCTTTCTATAAAAAAATTGGATAAGGCAATCGCCGATGTAGTTGCATCAGCCGTGTCTAAAGATTACGAAGAATACAGCGCTATTTCTTCTCCAGTACTTGCCGGCTCTACACTCACCATTCCAGTAGATTCAAGAGATTCAAATGCCGTAAGATCTTATGTTGTCGGCAGCGGAGAGCTTGAAGTATACCTAAACGGTGTAAAGCTCAGCTTGGGCGATGATTGGTCCGAAGTTGGCGGGGCAGGATCAGAAAGCAACCAGATTCAAATATTGATAGATCTTGTTGTTGGCGATGTTGTTCAATACAGAAAAGATCCATCTTTAATTCTTTCAAATAAAAAATCTACTCTTAAAACTAAGCAAGTCTTGGGGGCCAATTACACCGCAATCTCGGAAGATGACTTCATTTTAGTTTCAAATTCCGGATCGAATAGAACTCTCACCTTGCCCACAGCAGTAGGTAACGACGGTAAAAAATTATATATTAAAAAAGTTGACTCTGGTAATACGTTATTTGTAGCTTCCGTACTTAACCAAACTTTGGACGGTGTGGATATTACAGCAGTACCGTATTCAATATCTTCGCAATATCAATCTATAACGATGATAGCGAACGGAGGGTCTTGGTGGCTTGTATAAGCAACCTGCGGCTTAAGCAGACAGTGTTAAACAACGCTGTGAGCCCTATGCTAGTCTGTTTAATGTTGCAAACCGTGATAGTATATAATTTGAAGGATAGGTAAAAAAATGGCAACACGCCCCGACAGTAGACAAGTAGTTTTGAGATCTTCGCAGGCCATGATTGGCACTGCTTCGAATGACACTCTTGATACAATTTTTCCAAAAATTAATAACGAGATAGCAAAGCTATTTGAAGATAGAAATGTACTCCTTACTCAGGGCGGCCTCATCACCTTTACAGGCACTCAAGTAGAATTTACTGAAATACTATATCTCGTCATTAATCAAAAAATCTCCGGAGCCGTACCACAAATCATTTCTCTTGGCTCTTCTACACAGTCTTTTGCCAGTAGCGGTGATATGCTTATCGCCACACTAGATCGCACAGCGGGAACAGCTGCATTATCTGTTGTCACTGCAGGAAATGCACTTCCAGCTGTCAATAGCACAAATCAAGAAGTGTTTTTGATTGCGGTTAGATATGATGCCGTAGATGGAACACAGCGCCTATATTGGCGCACCGGGATGGCAATGAATGCCGGACAAACTATTCGTTTAGGGTCTTCTGGGTCCGGCAATGGTAGTGGTCTTGGTGATGATGTTATTACCACTCAATTCAGAGCCAGCTTTACCGATGAGTTTGATGAAGGCCCAACTGCAGCTTTATCAGCGGTTAATTCTACCCTAACAAAAGGAACCTACAGCGCCGCCAAAGCGCTCTATCAGCTAAGCTATGATGCCACAAAGTTGGGCACTGCAACCGGAATAAATGTGAGCATTCCTTCAGCCTGCTCTTTTACAGTTCAGGTTGGCGACATGTTTATACGCAACAATGAAGCAAAAAGAATTACCGGAGTTGTCAACCAAACTACTTTTCAAATAGAATCTGCATTCAGTTCCAACTTTGTAGGTCAGGCTGTAACCGTATCTCAGGCAGTGCATTCAAAAGATATTTATAATCTTGCCCTTGACGGATCCGCTCTCTCTTCAGGATTTACCGATTCTTTCTCAGAAATTTTGGTCGATTACGAAGACACCTCTACTGTTGGCGACAATATATTCGACATCAATGTCGCTCCTGTAATTGCATTTTCTGCATCCCCAAACAATACTTTGTGGACTAATTCTGTAACTCGCCCAACCTCTCCACTTGATGAAATTCAAACAACACTTTTTTCCACTGCCGGCACTTCACTATATGTAAGGCTTTTCGCAAATAAAACTAGCGGATCCGGCACAGTAAACGTACTTAAATATAAAGCTTACATGCAAAAGCTTCCGGTTGATTCTAGCGGAGGCGTGCTAAATTCTGCATACGCTTTTACAAACGGAGTTGGTACTCCAGTAAATTGTTCCGTTTCGGTTGTCAGCGGAAAAACTAGAATCACACTCACTTGGCAATATCCGGTGGGAATAAATGTCGGAACTCCATTCGGAAGTATAGATGTTTATTTGAATGGTCAGCTTATTCCTAGATATATAAATGCAACACTAACTCCGAATGCTTCATATACTGAAGTTTCTTCGACTGTTATTGATTTAGATACCAACTATAGCGCCTCCAGCGTTTCTGTGGAAGTGCTACAAAGGGCAGCAATAGTTGATCAATCTAGTCAAAATAGTACGTATATTGCTCAGAATACTGCCAGCATAAATTCTTTACAATCAAATGTAAATCTTATTCCAACAGTTCAAAGATTTACATCAGGCTCAGGAACCTACTATCCGACATACGCTTTTGTAGTGGCTGGAACAGCGAATGTGTCCATAGGAGCTACCTACACAAATAATTCTGTAACATTTACCGCGATAGCAAATACCGTATCTGGCGGATCAGTATATCTGATCGGATCAGGTGCACCCACTTCTTCAGGAACACTAATTAAGGCCTCAGGAACGGGCGATAGCGTAATCTCATTTTCTGCATATAGAAATCCAAAATACATCACTGTGAGAATGGTTGGCGGCGGTGGAGGTGGAGGCGGCACTGGCGCAAACGGAGGAAATGGAACCTCATCAACATTTGGCGGAATATTAACCGCCAATTTTGGACTTGGTGGCGGCGCGGCAGTTTCTAATAGTGTTGGGGGCTCTGGGGGAGGATATTCCATATTAAGCCCGGCTATCAATTTAGGATCTTTTGATGGAGCCGATGGTTTACCCGGTCAAAATACCGGACAAGAAAGCGGTGGTCAGGGCGGAGAAACACCTTTTGGTGGCGCTGGCGCCGGCGGGGGTGTAGCTTTAAACGGTCTTTCAGCAAAAGTCAATACAGGATCTGGCGGCGGGGGCCGAGGTTCTCAAGGTGGCGGAGTATCTGCGTCTGGTGGCGGAGCCAGTGGCTATGTTCATGCAATGATAGTTTCTCCCTCGTCATCTTATGCATATACCGTTGGTGCGGCAGGAGGCGCGGCGGCAAATGCCGGAGCTGGCGCTTCTGGAATTATTATTGTAGAGGAATATTATGTCTAAAATACTTAATATTTATAATGAAGACGGATCTCTTTATTGGAAAGAGCATTTTAATAATCAAGAAGATTTGAATAAATGGCTAGATGAAGAAAAAACCAGACCTTACTGGAATAAAAATTTTACGACAGAAATTGTTGATGTTCCTCAGCCTGATTTTTCTGCACACGAAGAAGAGATAAAAAAAATAGAAGAAAAGAAAGCATCCGCAAAAGAAAAGCTTTTGATACTCGGGCTTGACGAAGAAGAAATCCAAGCCTTGTTGGGAATTTGATATGGCGACAATAGCAGGCATACATTCATCTGGGGCTCCGGCAGGAACGATACTGCCTTGCGGTAATGCAACAGCTTTGCCGGGAACACTTCTATGTCAAGGTCAAGCAGTTAGTAGGACAACCTATGCTGCTTTGTTTGCCGCTATTGGAACCGCATATGGTATTGGTGACGGGTCTACAACTTTCAATCTTCCAAATACTCAGGGGTATTTTTTGAGGGGGGCGGGAACTACTGGCATATATTCTACTACTAGGGGGACTGTTCAAGACGACAGGTTGCAAGGGCACAGGCATGCAAATGATGGAGTAAATTACCTTTTTGGTACGTCAGGTTTGGGTTATCAAGCAAATAACGGCCCTCAAGCACAACAAAGACAATTTCAAGTCGGAAATCCTTCAAATGATGGATCAAATGGTGACCCAAGAACTGCGTCAGAAACCCGCCCAGCAAATGTTGGTGTTAACTATTGCATTGCATATTAATAAATTATGGCTATACTTCAAAAATTAAATTTAAAAGCAAATATTCGTAAATCTTCTGCCGGTGATATGCCCTATCAACCGCAATTTCCTGTCATATCAAAATATGAGGCTGATTCTACAGCTTCTCAAACAGTTGTTAATATGACATTTAGCGTTGATCAAAACAATAAAGAGGCGTTTCAGCTTTTTGTTGACGGAAATCTTCTTAGAGAAGGTGCGGCAAACGATTACACATTCACTTCAATAGGCTTTGATAACACTTCTTCTCAGGTTACCCTCACCTCTGCAATTCCTGCAGGATTAAATATTATAGCGATTAAACTTGGGACAAAAAAAGAATCCGAATTTGGAATGGACAATCGTTTTACGCAAATGAGGGATGTCCAAACCTATAGCGTAAACACCGTCCTTACAAGTTATAATAGTATAGTTTTAGTCAACGCTTCTGGCGGACCAAGAACAATGACTCTTCCTGCACCAAGCTCTGTGAGAGGGGCGGTAATTAATATTAAAAAAATAGACAGTAGTTTGAATGTTGTAACTATTTCTGCCCCAACCGGAACAATTGATGGCACGGCCACGAAACCACTCACCTATCAATGGGACAGTTTGGCAATAACAAGTGATGGAACAAACTTCTATTTAATATAACGGAGCAATTATGGGTTTTCTTAGTGTACAGTCAATAGTTCCGCCGGGAGTAGTTCTTCCGTTTGCCGGCTCGGCGGCGCCAGATGGGTGGCTTCTATGTCAAGGTCAAGCAGTTAGTAGAACAACCTATGCTGCTTTATTTGCTTCATTAGGAACAGCTTATGGTGCGGGGGATGGATCTACTACTTTTAATTTGCCCAACACGCAGGGGTATTTTTTGAGGGGTGCCGGAACGACCGGGGCGTATTCTACTACTAGGGGTGCGGTGCAAAGTGATGTTTTTAAATCTCATTTTCATGGAAGCAATGTAGGGGCAACTACTGGATCGAATTGGTTTTATTCTGGGGGGGCTACGACCCTAACAGGAGCAGTAGCAAATGGAACAACTTCTGTGGGAGATGCAGTAGAAACCCGACCAGCAAATGTTGGCGTCAATCATATAATAAAGGTATAAATTATGAAAATAAAAATAAGAAAAAATGAAGCGTTGTTTTCACAAGAGGGTTTGCATATCCTCGATGAAAAAGGTATTGCAATTTTAGCTCAAGAAGATACCGAATGTGATATCGCAGAAGAGCATGTTGAGCGCGTTAAGCAGATCGTAATTGCACAAAGACTTCGTTATGGCCTTGATGAAAACGGAGATGTACCTGTAGCAGAGGAACCTGCAGTAGAAGAACCTGCAATAGAAGCAGAAGAACCCGTAGCAGGGAAAGAAAATGGCTAAGACAAGAATAACAATGGGGGTAGTTGGTCAAATTGCGTCAAGCATGCTGACGGAAGCCCAGTTTCAATCTATAAATGGCCCTTCTTGGGTGCTTATGGATGGAAGAAGCATTGCTGGATCAGCATATGCAACGCTCACCGGAAGTAGTACTATACCAGACGCTAGGGGAATGGTTCTTCGCGGTAAAAATAACGGAAGAAGCGATGGTAATCAAAATCCGGCAGCGGACAGATCGTTAGGTGAATATGAAGGTGATCAAATGCAGGGTCATATGCACCAACAACAAGTAAATATTAGCGTCGGATCTTCAAATACTCAAGATGGATCAATTTTAGGCTGCGGAAGTGGCGGCGCTCAAGCTAAAAGTTATGTAAATTATTACACAAATACTCCATCTTCTGATGGAACTAATGGGGTCCCTCGCACGGGCTTAGAGACTCGTACAAAAAATATCACTGTCAACCATTTTATTAAAATAAATTAAACCGCATATTAAAACGCATTATTTTTAGCTATAATTAAGACGAAGCCTTCGTTGTGTTTTCTGCTCTTACATTTTCCAATAGTAAGAAGATCGTCAGTCTCATGTCTCATATAGTCCCAGCTTTTTAGTGATCGGGGGTTCCAATTATAGAAAGCTGTCCAGTTGTTCCACCTATCACATAGATGGGACACGAACGAAAAGGAAATCCCCCGACACACTATTGTTTTTTTATCTTCCTTATGCACTTTTCTTTTCTTTTTGTTTAACGACTTGGCGTGCCCAATTACTATCATCCCAGCCACCAAACCAAAG